CTCATCGCCCTGATACGGACCACCGCGGACCGATGCGATGAGCTCCGGGGCGCCGATGGGATGGCCTACCACGAGGCTCAGGCCCTCCGCCTGGCCGCCGAGCTCGAAACCCACCTCAGGAATCTAGGGGCGCCGGCGTCGGATGCTTTCGACCAGCTATTGGGAATCGCTCAGGGTCCCACCCCGCCTAGCCACCCCGCCTAGCGGGGCGCCCTCCTTCGGCCCGGCGGTCGACGCGGTGGGCGCCGCCCTCTACGGCCGGCCGATGCAGGGGTGGCAGTCGGCGGTTAACGCGGTGGCCGGCGAGGTGGACCCCGATTCGGGCGACATGGTGCATGGGGTGGTGGTGCTTCACGTGCCCCGCCGGGCCGGTAAGAGTGCGATCGCGCTCGCGCAGCTGGCCCGCCGGGTCATCGGTCAACCCCGCTCGCAGTCGTGGTACACCGCGCAAACCGGCGGGGACGCCGGCCGGGTGTTTCGCCGCGAGTGGCTACCGGTGCTCCGCTCCAGCGGTCTGGCGCGCCGGCTGAAGGTGTCGCTACGGGCCGGCGCCGAGGCCTTCGAGCTCGCCGAGCGCGGGTCGAGCGCCACGTGCTTCGCCCCCGTCGAGGCCTCCCTTCACGGCACGAACGTCGACCTGGCCGTCATCGACGAGGCGTGGGCGCACGACGACGACGCCGGGCGGGGTATCGAGCTCGCCGTATTCCCGGCCCAACTCACGAGGCCGGCCTCCCAAACTTGGATCGTGTCGGCCGGTGGCACCCTGGCCTCGACGTGGTTCGACGGGTGGCTCGAGCGGGCCGAGGGCGCCCTGGCCGCCGGCCGGCCCGGTATCGCCCTGTTCGAGTGGGGCGCCGACGCCACCGCCCCGGACTATGACCCCACCTCGCCGGCGACGTGGTGGACCGCCCACCCCGCCCTCGGCGACACCATCCGCGAGTCGGCGGTGGCCGCCGAGCTCGACCGGGCCTCCGATATCGCCGCCTTCGAGCGGTCGGTATTGAACGTGTGGCCGCGCCCCCGCCAGCTTGGCCGTTCGCTCGACCTCGAGGCGTGGGCCGCCCTGGCCGACCTCGAGGTGCGCGCCACCCCGTCAGTGTGCGCGTTCGACGTGTCCCTCGACCGGGCGAGCGCCTCGATGGCCACCGCCGGGCGGGCCGGCGACGGCCGCACCGTCGTGGAGGTGGTCAACCACCGCCGGGGGGTGGAGTGGATCGAGGGCGACGTGAGGGCGTGGCGGCGCGCCCACCCCTCAGGGGTGGTGGTGGCCGACTACGTGGCCGCCGGTACGATCGCCGAGCGCCTCGAGGGCGCCGGCGTCGAGGTGCTCCGCACCGGACCCTCTCAGATGGTGCGGGCCTGCGCCGACCTCGTGGATCAGGTGACCGCGGCGAGCATCGCCCACCGGGGGCAGGCCGTACTTGACGACGCGGTGGCCGACGCCGGCCGGCGCATCCTCGGCGACGGGTGGGCGTGGTCGCGGCGCGGCTCGAGTATCGATATCACCCCCGTCGTGGCCGTCACCCTGGCTTCGTGGGCGTGCCGGGCCTACCCCCAACCGCCCGCCCCGTTCGTCGCGGTCGCCCGTTAGGACCTAGTTCTAAGGCGGGCCATTAACTACCGCTTGCCAGGGGGTGCGAGTTACATCACTGTGATTCGCGTGTGGGGGTCTCGTGGCCGGCGGATTGAGGGGCGACTAAGAGACCTCGAGGCCGCCGCCGGGTCGCCCCCGCCCACGGTCACCGTGACCGCCGCCGCCGGCGCCGGCGCCGATCCGTGGTCGACCATCTTCGGCCGGAACACGGACCGGGCCCTAGCGATCGCCGTCCCCACCCTGGCCTACATTCGTAACCAGCTCGCCGGCGGGGTGGCGTCGATGCCGCTCGACCGCTACCGGCTCGACCCCGCCGGCAAGCCGGAAGATGTCGACCCGGGGTGGTGCAAGAACCCCGACCCGGCCCACCTCATCGCCCCGAGCGTGTTTTGGTCGTGGGCGATTGATGACCTGTTTTTCGGCGGCCAATGCACCCTCGTGGTACTGGCCCGCGACTTCGGCGGTTTCCCCGTCGGGTTTCGCCGGGTGCTGCCCGGCCAGATGATCTACGGCCCCGACGCCCTGGCCTACGGCTACCCGATCGTGGCCCCGGTGATCTATTTGGGCGAGGAGATACCGCCCGAGGACGTGGTCGTGATCCCGGGCCCGCACGAGGGGATATGCAACTACGGGGGCGCGGTTATTCGCGCCGCCCTCGACCTCGAAACCTCCTCGGCGACCGCCGCGGCCGAACCGTTACCGAATATCGACCTTCACCAAACCGCCGGCGAACCCCTCTCCCAAACCAAGGCCGACGAACTCGTGGCCTCGTGGAAGGCGGCCCGCCAGTTGGGCGCCACCGCCTACACCCCGCAGAATCTCGACGCCCGGGTGCTTGGTTGGTCGAGCCTCGAGCAACAGATGGTCGAGGCCCGCCAGTACATGGCGACCCAGCTCGCCCGGATGGCCGGCGTCAACCCGGTACTCGTATCGGCGGCCATGGGCTCGAGCTCGAGCTACGTGTACACAAACCAGCAGGACTACCGGGCCGCCTTCCTTGACGACGTGCTCGACTCCTACCTCCGGGCCATCGAGGGCCGCCTCAGCGCCAACGACGTGACCCCCCGCGGCCAGTACGTCGAATTCGACCGCGACGCCTACACCCGCATGCCGCTGATTGAGCGGGTACAGATCATGGTCGGCGCCCTCAAGGGCGGGTCCACCCCGGAGATGGTCAACCAGCTCGCCGAGGCCCTCGACCTCGATTTCGTGATGCCGACCGACCCGACCCCGCCCACCCCAACCACCCCGCCGCCGGCGGCCCCACCGGCCCCGGCCCAACCTGTGCCCGCGCCGGCACCGCCGGCGGCTCTGCCCCCCGGAGGCCCTTAGCCATGTCGACGCCTATCTCGATCCGCACCTCGGCCGCCGGGCCCGCGCTCGTGGCCGACCGGGCCCGGCGCACGATCACCGGCCAGGTGGTGCCATGGGGGGTCTACGCGGTCGTATCGACCGGCCAAACCGTCGCCTTCGGCCGCGGCAGTCTGACCCTTTCGGAGCGGGCCAAGTTGGTGCTTGACCACGACCCCACCCAACCGGTGGCCGTGTACGTGTCCGCCACCGACACCCCGACCGGCCTCGAGGCCACGTTCCGGGTACCGGCCGGCGAGCGGGGCGACCAAATATTGGCCGAGGCCGGCGACCTGCGCGACGGGCTAAGCGTGGGCGCCGAGGTGGACGCGGCCACCGACACCGACGCCGGGCTATGGGTCACCGCCGCCCGGGGCCGCCACGTCGCCCTCCTCTCCGAGCCTGCGTTCGATACCGCCCGCGTCACCGCCGTAACCGCCGCACCCCTAACCCAAGGAGCTCCGACCGTGCCCGAAACCGCCGCCCCCACCGCCCCGCCCGCCCCGCCTGCAGCGGTGGCCGCATCGCCGGCGGTGCCCGCTCCGGCGGCCCCGGCACCGGCCCCGGTTGCCCCGCCGGCGGCCCCGGTGGAGACGACAACCCCGGCCGGCACGGTGGCCGCCGCCCACCCCGCCCCGGTGGTCGTGGTCCGCGACCCCTACCCCTACGCGGTGGCCTGCGAGGCCGGCGGCCCCTCCTTTGTCCGCGACGCGTTCGCGTCGCTCGAGAACCCCGGCTCGCCCGAGGCCGACCGGTGGCGGCGCGGTCAGGCCATGGCCGCCGACCCGGCGGCGCTCCGGGCCGGTATGGTCCGCCTGGCCGCGGCGCCGGTCGCCCTGGCCGCGGCCGGCGAAGGGACCACCACCGGCGACCCCGGATTGGTGCCCGACCGGTGGCTACCGGGCCGGTTCGTGCCCATGCGGGGCGCCAAGGCCCCGCTTTACAACGCCCTCGCCAAGTACCCCACCCCCGACTTCTCAACGCTCATGGTGCCCCGCACCGAGAGCGAGGCCGGCCTGTCGGGGTCCGGCGCCGATGAGCTCACCCCGCTCCCCCCCGGCACCATCGGCACCGACGCCGACCCCATCGTGATCGAGGAGGTGGAGGGCGCCTACCGGTTCTCTCGCAAGTTGCTCATGGGCTCAAACCCGGCCATCGATGCCATCGCCCTGGCCGCCCTCGACCGGGCATGGCTGGCCGACGTGGAGGCCCGGGCGGTGGCGTACTTCACCACCCCGGCCAACTCCACCGCGTGGGGGTCGACCTACGCGGACGGAATCGGCTACATCGCAAGCCTTCGGGCCCTGTTCGCGGCCATGGCGGCCGGCACCCTGTACACCTCGACCGACGCCATACCGGCGGCCAAGGAGTACGAGGCGGCCGCCGCCGCCGACGACACAACCGAGCGGCCATTGCTCCCCTACGGCAATTCGATCAACTCGGCCGGCGCCTCGGCCGAGGCCTACGCCGCCCTCGAGGTGCAAGGGGTGCCCCTCTGGCCCGGCCCGTATATGCCGGCCGATAAGACGCTCGTTCTTGACCAGTCGGTCAACGCGGCGGCCGCCTTCGTGACACCGGTGATGAACTTCCGCCTGGAGTGGACCGGCGACGGAAACGTCAAGGTGTTGCAGTTGACCAAGTATTCCGGGGTTGGTTTCTGGTCGCAGTACCCCGGCGGTATTCACGTCATCACGAACACGACCCCGATCGCCGCCGGCGCCGGCGGGGGGAACGGTGGAGGAGGCGGCGCCGGCGGTACCGCCAAGAAGGCGGCCTAGTGGCCGGGGGGTGGCCCTCGGCCGATGACCTGGCCGCCTATTTGGGCCTCGAGGCCGGCGACGACGACGCCCGGGTGATCGCGGCCAATGATGCCGCGATCGCCGACGCCATCGAGGTGGCCGGCCTCGACCCCGAGCTAGGCGTCGACGACGCCGGCCAACTCGAGGCGGTGCTCAAGTTGGGGGGGTGGTGGTACGGGGGACGCAACCGCCCCGAGGGCCTCGATTCGCTCAACCCGGGCGCCGCCCCTTATGACCGCCGGGTGACCCTCGGCATCCTCATGCGCGGACGGATGCCGATCGCGTGAGCGTGGCCGCCGCCGCCGCCGAGCTCGTCGCCGCCCTCGAGGCGGCCGGTATGCGCGTCGCGGTGCGGGCCGGGGAGATCACCCCCCCGGTGGTGTTGGTCGAGGCCGGCACCGGGTCCGACACCGCCGACCCGCTGCCCCTCGAGGGCGCCACGATCACCTCGTTCTGGTTGCACTACATACCGATTCGAGGGGTCGACAACCTCATGGGCGACGCCGAGGCCCTCGACACGCTGCTTGCCACCCTTTCGCCTATGGCGTGGGCGCCGATCACGTGGTCGAAAACGTCGGTAACGGTCCGCAATGACACGTGGCCGGGCTACCGCCTCGATGTCGCCCTCGCCGGCACCACCGCCCCCGCCGCCCCCCTAGCCAGGAGCTAACCCATGCCCACCATCATCACCAAACTGCGCGGCACCCTCAAGCTTGGCGACCTCACTACCGGCGTGGCGATGGAGGCTCAGGTCTCCCACGTGGGCAACCCCCAAACCGTCACGAGGGACGCCGCCGTTACCGTGTTGACGGGCGACGTGGTGCAGGCCCCGGCGACGTACTCCTCGAGCCTTGTCGGAACCGTGCTGCTCGACATGTCCGACCCCGCCGGCGTGTACTACTACGTGCTTTCCAACAAGGGCCAGGAGCTCCCGTTCGAGTTTCTGCCCATCGGCGACGTGGGCCCGACGATCACCGGCGTGGTGATCTGTGACGGGTGGGATGCCGAGGAGCTCGCCGCCGGCTCGATCGTGCAGTCAAAGTTTGCCTGGCCGGTTCAAGGCCAGGTGACCGTGACCCCGCCGGCGGGCCCGTAGCGGTGGCCGAGGGGATCGAGGTGCAATGGACCAATCAGGCCGCCTTCGGCGCGGCCATGGCCGAGCTCCGGGCCGAGCTCGAGCAACCCCGCCGCGAGCTCGACGCCGGCGCCAAGGCCCTAGCCCGGGAGGCGGCCACCAACTCGCCCCGCCTGACCGGGCGGATGGCCGGCGCCCACCACGTGCTACCCGCGGCCGGCAAACGCGTCTCCCTCGTGATCGACACCCCTTATGCGGCGCCGATCCATTGGGGCTCGCCCCGCCAGGGGATACGCCGGCGCCCTTGGGTGGTGGCGACCTGGCTACGGTCCGACGCGTCACGCGACGCCATGGCCGCCGCCTTGCAAGATTCCGCCGACCGGGCCGCGTCACGGACATGACCGCCACCGAGCAAGCATTTGCGGAGGCGGTCGCCGCGACCCGGCCGGCGGTACACCGCATGCACCTTGTCGCCATCCTCGACGACGGGCGTTGGTGGGAGGTGCACGCCGATCAGCGCGACATGCGCCGGGCCATGATCGCCATAGGCACGCAGGACCCCGAGACCGACCGCCTCGGTTTCCCGCGGGCCTGCGCGTGGGCGTGGCTGACCCGGAGGGCCGTGATCGAGATGGGATGGGCGCAGTTCGACGCGGAATGCGCCGAGGTGACCACCATCGCCGGGGTGGACCCGCTCGAGGCGGTGGACCCTACCGCCGGGGGGTCGGACGAATGATCGCCGCCCTCTCGGCCCGCACCGGTATCGCCCCCTCGATCCTGTGGGAACAAGAACCGGAGGACCTGGCCACACTGCTCGACGTGCTCCTCGAGGAGTGAGCGATGGCTAAGGCGGCCGCCCTCAACCTCGACATCATCGCCACCGCCGATAAGGCGCTCGAAACCTTCGACAAGGTCAAAGACAAGGCCGGGACCTCGTTTGGGGCGCTCAAGGTGGCGGGGGTGGCGGCCGCCGGGGCCGTGCTCGCCGGTTTGGGCGAGGCGACCAAGGCCGCCTCTGAGCATGAGGTGAACGTCGCCAAGCTCGAACAGGCCTACAAGAACGCCGGCGTGCCCATGGAGGACTTCAAGGGGTCACTCGAGGAGATAGACAAGTCAAGCCGCCGCACCGGCCAGTCGGCCGAGGACAACATTTCCGCATACACCAAGCTCGTCGCCGCCACCCACAGTTCGGCTCAGGCCCACGCCGAGCTCGCCACCGCCGAGGACCTGGCCGCGTTCAAGGGGATTTCGGTATCCGACGCCGCCCAAGCGATCAATAGCGCCACCGAGGGAAATACCCGCGCCCTGAAAGAAATGGGGATAGCCACCAAGGACGCGGCCGGCCACCAGCTCGACGCCAAGCAGATCATGGACAAACTGACCGAGGCGGTTCACGGGCAGGCTGACGCCATGGGCGACACCGCGGCGGGGAAGATGGCCCGCTACAAGGAAACCCTCGAGCAGACAAAGGTGAGCGTGGGCGAGGCGTTGCTACCGGCCATGACCAAACTTCTCGACATGCTCCAACCGCTTTTCAACTGGCTCAGTCAGAACACCGAGATACTCAAGGTGCTCGCCCCCATCATCGCCGGCCTCGCCGGCCTCGTGCTCGCCGTGTCCGCGGCGACCAAAGTGTGGTCGGCCGCCCAAACCGTGCTCAACATCGTCATGGACGAAAACCCCATCGGGCTAATCATCCTGGCTATCGGCGCCCTCGTGGTGGCGGTGGTCGAGGTGATCCGCCATTGGGACCAAATATCGGCGGCTATCTCGACCGCGTGGGGGTGGTTGCGGGCCTTCGGCGATTGGGTGGCCGGCCATTGGCGCATCATCATCGAGCTCATGCTTGGCCCCCTCGGCATCCTCATAGCCAACTTCGGCACCGTCGAGCGGGTCATTCAAGACGTGATCCACGCCCTCGAGGACGTGGGCCGCAAAGTGTCCGAGGCGATGCGGTGGCTGTCGCGCCTGCCCTCCGGCGCCGGCGGATTGCTCTCCTCGCTCAACCCGTTCGCCGCCCCGGGCCCGGCGCCGGCGCCGTACGCCGCCCTGGCCACGGTGCAAGTCTTTGTGCAACCCGGCGACGATTTCGCCGAGGCGGTCTACCGGGGCCTGCGCGAGTATCAGCACCGCCACGCCCGCCCGGAGCTCCGCTCACTGTTCGGCGGCTAGCGGTGGCCTCCGGGCGGTGGGATCAGTCGCAGTGGGAGGCGGCGCAATGGAAGGGCGGCCGCCCGGCGCCGATACCGCCGCCGGCCGCGGCGGGGTGGGGCGACGATTGGCGGTGGTGGTATCAGTACGCCCGCAACACTCAGGAAACGTGGGACCTGACCGAGAAAGTGGTCGAGGCCCAATGGTCAACCGAGGGCCACACCATGGGCGACGGCACCCTGCGCGGCGACCTGCAACCCGGCCATTTGACCCTCAAACTCAACGACCGCGACGGGCTCATGGTCACCCTTTCCATGGTCGGCACCATTTGGGGTCAGTACCGCCCGACCGGCGACACGTGGTGCTACTACATCGACTCGATCACCGCCGGCCTGTCGCCGCCCGGCTCGCCCGAGCGGTGGAACGTGGTGGTAACCGGCAACACGTGGCCGCAACGTCTGACGACCGGCCAATACCTGGCCGCCGGGTGGCCCCAACAATCCGTCTCGGCCCGGCTCACCGCCATCGCCAACCAAATGGACGGCGATACCGGCCTGTATCTGCCCCCGGTGGCCGCCGATATCACCGCCGACGCCCACCTCATCCCGCCCCTCGCCCCCGCCCCCGAGGCCTCCCCCGGCCAACAGTATTGGCCCGGCTATCTGCAGCAGGTGCGCGACGCCGCCTCTTTGGGTCTGGCCTGGATCGAGGCCTTCGCCGACCCTGAGGCCTACACCCCCGGCCAAACCTGGCTCACCTACCGGCTATGGGACGCCGCCCCGGCCCGGCCCCTCTATGAGGAGGAGTACAACGCCGGCACCGCCTGGAGTTTCGGCTTCGAGAACGTGCGTACCCGCCTCACGTGGAACGCCACCTCCTACCTTTCGGCCGCCTCGAGTCTCGACATCGTTTCCGGCGGCTACGGTAGCTGGGGCGTGGAGCGCATGCAGCCCCGCATATGGGGCGACGTGGGCGCCGGCAAACCGCAAGAGGCCCCCTGCCGGGCCATCACGCAAACGATATTCGACGCCCTCGGCGCCCCCCGGCCCCACGTCAATCAGATCCTGGCGACCTCCGGCGACCGCATCCACCCCGACGGCTCGCACGCCGCGACGTGGGACCCCGCCGCCCACGTGTGGAACCCACACGAGGTGATGGTTTGGGACCGGGAAGGCACGACCGAGCGGTACCGGGTCACCCAAACCGCGCACCGCCTGACCGTGTGGCGGTGGGAGTCGATGCACACCCTCGAGGTGTACATACCCGCCGCGGCCATGCCGACATGAGGAGGATCGACCAATGGTAAAAACCGCCGACGTGGTGGCCGGCGCCGACATTCTGACCAACTGGGGAAACGAGATACGCGACCGCACCGCCCAAGTCTTCGCCTCGGCCGCCGAGCGAGATAACCAATGGGCCGCCCCGCCTGACGGGGCGCTCGCCTATACCGCCGACCTCGGCACCCTGTGGCTACGCCGGGCCGGCGCGTGGGTGGCCGCCACCGGCACCGGTCAACCCCCCTACACCGGTAGCGGGGTCGGCGTGTACACCGACCCCCACGGCGAGGTATGGGTCTCCAAACCCGGCGTGTTCGGCGGGGCGTGGCAGAAGGCCCGCGACGTGGTCAGCGCGAAAGGGTGGCGGAACGGTGCGTTCGCAGCGCCGAATAACACCGTCATCACCATGGAC